TGTTTTTTTTATTCTCACGGGTTGCCCAATAATAGAAGACATTAAAGGTTTTGTTATGGCGAAGAGCGGACCACAAAGAACGCCGACTCAGACTTTAAATAATCGCGGGTCGTGGCGTGGAAAAGAAAGGGCAAAGACTGAGCCTGAGCGATTGATCTGTGATTGGTCTGTCCCTGACGATCTTGAGGATGATCTGGCCAGAGAATGCTGGGAAAGAGAGATGCCAAAGCTTGTCCGGCTTGGAGTTATATCCTCAACAGATCTTTTATGCTTTAGAGCGTTGTGTGAGACATGGGCTGACTATTGCCGGACGGAAGACTTTCAGATTGAGAGCCGGATGAAGCTCAGGAAAGACCTGTACAGGTTTGCCTCACATTTTGGACTGACGCCATCGACAAGATCGAGCGTCAAAGCGGATAAATCAAATGCAGATTCTGGAAAAGAAAAATCTTACTTCAGAGCGGTCTGAGTTAAAGCTCATTCCTGGGTACAATCCGTATGATACGGCCGGAGATTGTACGTACGATGCAGACGCCGGAGAGGAACCCGTACGGTTCTTTTCAAATGAACTTCAGTTCATAGAAGGCGACAAAGCAGGTCTTCCTTTTAAGCTTGAAGACTGGCAGGAGTGTATTGTTCGGAATTTGTTCGGGTGGAAACGCCCTGATGGAACCCGCAGATACAGGACCGTTTTTATCGAGGTTCCTGCTAAGAATGGAAAGACTCCGTTGTCTGCCGGGATTATCGATTATGTCGCGTACTGCGAAGGTGAATCAGGCGGCCAGATCTATTCGGCGGCTGGAGAACGTGAGCAGGCGGCTCTTGTATTCCGGCACGCTTCCGGCATGATTGCCAGAAATCCGGAACTCAGTAAACACGCGAAAATATATCGAACGTATCGAAGCATTGAGTTCTTTGATGGCGGTGTGATTTACAAGGCTCTTTCTGCGGAATCAGACACGAAACACGGCCTTAATGCTCATTGCATCGTCGTAGATGAACTGCATGTCCAGCCGAACAGGGATCTTGTTGACACGCTCATCACGCGAACAGCATCCAGAACACAGCCGATTGTGATCTTTATCACAACTGCCGGTTATGATCGAAACTCTGTTTGTTATGAGATTTACGATTATGCCTGCAAGGTACGAGACGGGATCATTGATGACCCTTATTTTTTACCTGTCATTTACGAAGCTGACAGCGAAGATGATTGGACCTCTGAGGATGTTTGGCGAAAAAGTAATCCAAACTTGGGCGTTTCTGTGTCTATGGATTACCTGACAGAGCAATGCCAGAAGGCACAGCATCTCCCTGCTTACGAGAACACATTCAGACGCCTGCATTTAAATCAGTGGACAGAACAGGATTCCCGATGGATCTCACAGGCAAAATGGAACGAATGTGCCGTGCCGAAAATCGACCTTACGGGTCTGGACTGTTATGCCGGGCTTGATTTGTCAAGTACAAAAGACTTATCTGCGTTTGTAATGGTGTTCCCGTATAAGGGGAAGTTCTATGTTGTCCCGCACTTCTTTGTACCGATGGACAATGCAAAAGCGAGAGAGGATCGTGACCGCGTGCCTTATGGCCAGTGGCACAAACAGGGTTTTATTCATTGCACAGGTGGAAATGTTGTCGACTACGATTTTGTCCGTAAGACTATTAACGATCTTGCTGATACCTACCATATTATGAGCATCGGCATTGATCCATGGAATGCAAGCCATATTATGACTCAGTTGATGGGAGATGGTCATAATGTCGTGAGCTTCAGACAGGGATACAAGTCTCTCTCCGCTCCATCAAAGAAATTTGAGCAATTAATTCTCAGCCGGGAATTGTGTCATTTTTCACACCCGGTTATGGATTGGTGTGTCTCCAATGTTTCGATTGAGATCGATGCCGCAGAGAATATAAAGCCTTCAAAACGTAAATCAATTGAACGTATCGATGGTGTCGTTGGAGCGGTCATGGGCCTTGGACTTGCCATCACCGATGAAATCAGAAAAGACTCAGTATATGAACAACGCGGGATCTTGACGATATGATCAGTAAACTATTAAAATACTTTGGATTCAAACTGATAAGGGCATCCTCCTGGGTATCTACCGGATGGAATACCTTTTCTGGGACGTTTTTAAATGCTGCTAAAGAGCAAGTGACAAACGAGACGGCATTAACGGTATCAACTGTATACGCTGCCATCAGGAATGTATCAGAAGATATCGCAAAATTGCCCCTCAAAGTTTACAGAAAAGAAGGCAATCGCCGGATTGAGGTGCCTGACCATCGTTTGAATTTTGTCCTGAATTATAAGCCGAACGATGAAATGACCGCAATGGCGTATCGTGAGGTCGGTAATTCGCACGCGATGGGCTGGGGCAATCATTACGCAGAGATTCTTCGTAATGGACTCGGGGAGCCGTCAGGGCTTGTTCCGCTCGCTCCGAACCGGGTTGCCGTCAAACGGAATGATTATGGCGAGATTGTTTATGAAGTCCTGACAGACGAAGGCAGGAGGGTCGAGTTCAGGAGCGTGGACATCTTCCATCTTCACGGGATGGGATTTGATGGGATCGTCGGATACAATATTATTCAACAGATGGCACAGTCCGTCGGTGGAGCGATTGCAACCGAAAAAATGGCCAGTGCGTATTTTGGGAATGGGATGCACGCATCAGGTCACCTCGAACATCCAGCACAATTGTCTGCCGAGGCTCAAAAGCGACTCGTTGAATCCATGGAACGGACTTATTCCGGTGCAGAAAATGCATATAAAACGCTTGTGCTCGAAGAAGGGATGAAATATAATAAGAACACTATCGATCCTAAGGCATCTCAAATGATCGAGACACGGCAGTTTACTGTATCGGAGTTCTGCCGATGGCTAAGAGTTCCCCCTCACAAGGTCGCAGACCTGTCTCGGGCGACATTCTCAAACATCGAACAGCAGAACATCGATTACGTCACAGACTGTCTTCTGGGATGGGCAGAGCGATGGGAACAATGTGTATGGTGGAAACTGCTTACGGACGAAGAAAAGCGTCAGGGATATTATGTTGAGCATGAATTTGCGGCTCTGCTAAAAGGCGATACCAGTACCCGGTATGAAGCATATTCAAAACTGTGGAATATCGGCGTCCTGAGTCCGAATGAGATCAGGGTTCTTGAGAATATGAACCCGATAGAAGGCGGCGATAAGCATTATATCCCGCTGAATACCACGACGATTGAAGGTGTTGGCCAGATTGCTGAAACCGTGACAGGCGATATGACCAGCCGGATCATAAAGAGCTTTAATGATCCATTGGCCGCCGCAATCAAAAAGCATGGCAAGGATTTTGATTTTGACAAATTTATTGAGCAGCATCAGGAAAAACAGAGAAAATATATCGGAATGATGATTGCTCAGTATGTGAGGTAACTATGAAGAATTATGCCCCAAACAATTTACTGGCCATCCTGCCTGAAAAGGTCGGCAGCGTTATCGCTCAGCGGGAAATGGCGATCATTGACGGAGTCGATATTCAGGACGCCATGAATCGAAAGGCGACGAAATTCAACAATGTCAAAGGCGATGTCATGGTTGTGCCGATTCATGGTTTCATATCGCACAAACCGACGGTATGGTCCGCTGTTGGATTGGAGTCTTCTTCTGAGGTCGTTGGTCTCTGGATTGACTCTCTCATGAACAATCCATCTGTCGGGGCGGTTGTCTTTGATGTAGACTCTCCCGGTGGATCAGTTCAAGGCCTCACTGCGATCTCTGATAAGATCTATAGCTATCGCGGAAAGAAGCCCATAATTGCCGTCGTAAATGACATGATGGCTTCTGCGGCGTATTTCATTGGATCTGCCGCTGATGAGATCGTTGCAGATCCAGACTCTTTAACGGGTTCAATCGGGACATTATTTGTCCATGAAGATTGGTCAAAGGCCCTTGAGCGTATCGGTGTTGATGTCACATTTATTCACGCCGGGAAGTATAAAGTCGAAGGGAATCCGTATGAGCCGCTTGACGACACGGCAAAGCAGAGTCTTCAGGATATGGTGAATCAGTATTATGAAGTGTTCGTTTCTGCTGTTGCGAGAAACCGTGGAACTACGGCCGCGACGGTGAAAGCTGATTATGGTCAGGGGCGAATCATGCGGGCCCCTCAGGCGAAATCGGCCGGTCTAATTGACAGGATCGCAACACTTGAACAAGTGACCAACGCCCTGCTGCCAAAAGAAAACAGATCGAGCAGGGCTCGGAATATGGCGTATGCCATTAAGGCAAGGAATTTGCAATTGAAAAGGAATTTGCAATTGAATAGGTAAGTGTAAAATCCAAAAAAGAATGGGCATAGCGGGAGTAGCTACCCGCGAGATGCCGTATACATCGCAGTCCATACGGGGGCTTGTCGAAAGACAGGCCCCCTTCTTTTTTGGTTATGAGACATACCCTTGAGGCGGAAGCCCTTTGGATGTTGATATTCAAACAAAGTTATTAACATTTTTTGGGAATATACAAATGGAACTTACAGAAAAACTTAAAAATCTGAGGTCCAGACATCAGGACATCACTGATGAGGTTCTGGCTATGGCAGAAGATGCTGAGAGCTTCGACGACGAAAAGCAGTCAAAGTATGATGAGCTTATCGCCGAAGCCGAAGGCGTCGAAAAGCAGATTGTCAATGTTGAAGCGGCTATTCGCCGGAAAAATCTCTCTGCCGAAAAGGTGGAAGACAAGGTCTCTGAACCCGTTGTCCGGGATCAGATCGACATGACCCCTGCTCTTCCAAGGGAAAAAACCGCCCCGAAGATCCCTGCAAGCGTCAGGCGTGTCAATCGGATGAAGGCGTTCAAAAACGATCTGATGGCGTATCAGTTCGGCCAGTGGGTAAGAGCGTGCGTTGGAGTCGCCTCTGCAAAGGAATTCTGTGCAGAACACGGCTTCCCTGTCTCCCTTCACTCTGAAGGCGTGAACACCGCAGGTGGATATCTTGTGCCGATTCAGTTCAGCAATGAGATCATCAAGCTGGTTGATGAGTACGGTGTTTTCCGCCGGTATTCACGTATCCGCCCGATGACCACCGATACCCTGCTCGTTCCAAGGCGATCTGGTGGGCTGACCGCTTACGCAATCGGTGAGGGAGTTGATATCACCGAAAGCACGAAGTCTTGGGATCAGGTTTCTCTGGTTGCCCGCGACTGGGGCGTTCTTGCACGCATGACCAATAATCTGTCAGAAGATGCCATCATCAGTGTTGCGGATGATCTTGCATGGGAAATCGCGTACGCACTTGCTTATGCAGAAGACCAGTGCGGATTCATCGGCGACGGAACCAGCACATACCACGGAATCGTTGGTGTGTCTCCTGCCCTGAAAACAGCGGCCGGAACTCCGACAACGACTTCCGCCGGTGGCGTGATCGTTGGGGCCGGAAATGCGATGTCTGAACTGACATTGGCCAACCATAACGATGTTGTTGGGAAATGTCCTGCGTATGCTCGTGCGGGAGCACGATGGTATTGCAGCTCATACTACTTCTCTTCTGTCATGCAGAAACTGATGTATGCTGCTGGCGGGAATACCGTTGGCAATATCGCTGGCGGGTCTGGAATGCAGTTCCTGGGCTACGAAGTCGTAACCACTGAAGTTCTGCCTGCATCAGATGCGAACAGCCAGATCGTTTGTCTGTTTGGCCGTCTGGACATGGCAACTTCGTTTGGTGATCGGCAGATGCTCCGGCTGGCATTTAGCGATTCTGCAACCATCGGTTCGGTGAACGTCTTTGAGCGGAATGAAATGGCCGTTCGTGGTATTGAACGGTTTGACATCAACGCTCATGATGTTGGAACCACATCGGTTGCTGGTCCTATTGTTGGACTGCAAACCCTTAATACATAAGAAAGGAGCTTAGAATGAGACCTGAATTTAACAAGGCTTATGTCAATACCGCTGCTGCAAGTGTCGCTACAAATGCAACTCAGTCATTGTCGTTTGACACTTCAGGGCATGATTTCGGCGTATTCGATGTGCTTGTCGGAACAAATGCAACGACCTCTGCTGTCTTCACAACCCTGAAGTTCACGGAGAGTGACACTACATCCTCTCCGACGTCTCAGTCTGCAATTGTTTCATTGACCGGCGGGACCGCCACGTCGACCTCTGTCGGTTTTGTCCTTCCGACGACTACGATTGCAGGTGGTGGAGTTGCGGCAGAGTTTCAGCTTGATCTGCGGAAGCGGAAGAAATATGTCGGGCTTCAGATCACCCCGGCTCAGGCTTTGGTTGTTGGCGTTGTTGGCCGTCTGACAAAAGATCAGAGTGCTGACACCACAACGACAAAGGCCGAGAGCAATCTGTCTGCCACGTCTGTTTCAAGTTGTGCAAAGATTGTCAATGTTTAAAGATCCTTCGCTTTTGGGTGGGGGCCTTGTGCCCCTGCCTGAGAGCGATCAAGCGAAGGGAAAAATATGATTGTTTGGATTGCTGGATGGCCGCATAACGGATCAACGCTATGTCGGCAGATACTGAAAGACAGCTTTGGAATCACGACAGTATCGTGCTATTTGGAAACTGAATTAGAGACATTATTTCCGGGTTCAGAGAATTTTGCAAAGGTATGGGATCGGGACAGAATGACAACCCATGCATACCTTGTTGAACACTCTGATGCATTTTTCGTCAAAACGCATGAGTTGCCGCTCGATGATTGCCCGGCCATATTCGTATACCGGGATGGACGCGATGCGGTGACCTCCCTGAGTAACTTCTGGAAGATGCCGATTGAGAATGCGATCTGTGGAATCAATTGTCCGTTTGGTACATGGTCCTCTTACTATCATGGATGGAATCCAAAAGACAGGCAAAACACATTGATGGTCCGTTTTGAGGACATGGTCAATACGCCGAATGCCGTAGCAAAAAGTATTTCTGAATTCCTGAATATTGACCAGAAACATCCGTATATTGATGACTTTGATCAAAAGAAGAAAGAATATCCGTTTTTGTTCAAAGATCGAATCGGGACTTACAAACGGCGTTTCAATGATGAGATCACCGATTTGTTCTGGCGGTACCATGACCGTGTAATGGAGGAACTTGGATATGAAAGATAGTTTAATCATAGGGCGATTCCAGCCATTACACGATGGACATAAAGCCCTTATTAATGCCGTCCTGAAGGAAGGTAAGCGGCCGTGTGTTGCGATCATGGACACTCCAATCGACAAGGATAATCCGTACACATACGAAGAGCGTGAGCTTTCTGTGTATAAGGAGTTCGGCGACAGGGTTGATATTATAAAGATCCCGTGTATCGATGAAGTCTGTTATGGACGGAACGTGGGATATCACGTTCGCAGGGTATTCCATAACAAAGAAAACATGTCCGCTTCTGCGATCAGGAACGATATCGATCATATCGAGTTCAAACCAGACGCCGAATACCTTCGCGGATATCATCGGGTAGCGGAAAAAGTTCATGAATTGTCAGCCTCTCAGGGTTTCTGGGATGAAGGGAAGAACAGGCATCCCAGTTTGCCAATCTCTCTTGCTCACTCAGAACTGTCCGAAGCGTTAGAATGCCTTCGGTTTGATAACCCGCCGGACAAAAATATTCACGATATGTCCGGTGTTGAAGTCCAGTTGTCTGATGTGCTTGGGATACTGATGGATATGGAAATCGGCTATGGATGGAAAATATCAGAGGCCCTTTTGAAGAAGATGGCCTTTAACAAAAGCAGAGGACACATGCATGGAGGTAAAAAGTTTTGATTATGAAAAAGCTAAACCTTGGGTCCGGAAAGCGTAAGCTTGACGGATACATCAATATCGACCTATCTGATGGGCAAAGTGCTTATCCACTTGACTATATCGAAGACGGTTCATGCGATGAAATTCGGGCGTCACACATTCTTGAGCATTTCAGCCACAGGCAGACATACGATGTGCTTATGAACTGGATCAGAAAGCTCAAGATTGGTGGAGTGCTGAAGATTGCCGTGCCTGATCTGAAAAAGATCGCCACAAACTATCTTAAGCAGCGAGAACAGGACACGCAAAGGTATTTGATGGGAGGCCATGTTGATGACTCAGATCACCATGAAGCCGTATTTGACGAACAGAGCCTTGCTGAACTGTTTGAAAAATGCGGCCTAAAAAGCATTCAGCCGTGGAATGATTATGAGGACACGTGCTCGCTTTCGATCAGCCTAAATTTGCAGGGCACAAAAACAGACCCAGATCCAGTGAAAATAGTTGCACTGATGAGTATGCCGCGTTTGTGTTTCACGGACTCGATTTTTGTCGCCCATAAGGCCTTTCTCCCGCTGGGAATCAACATTGAAAAAGGGACTGGGGTGTTCTGGGAACAGGTATTAAGCCGTATGCTGGAAAGAGGTCTTGAGTATGACTACATCTTTACTCTTGATTATGACTCGTATTTCCTTAAAGAACATGTGATGCGGCTTTGCCAGCTTATGCAGGAGAATCCGGGAATTGATGCGATTGTGCCGCTTGAAGTTAAACGAGAATCCGATGATCCTTTGTTCGGCCGGACAACTGAACAATCTGACGAGGGTAATCTTGTTCCTATTATTACCGGACATTTCGGCCTGACTATCTTTAGATCAAGTTCATTGAGAAAGATGTCGCGGCCGTGGATCTGGGGCCAGCCAAACGAAGATGGCCAGTGGGAAGAAAAGCGGCTCGATCCGGACATTTATTTTTGGAAGAAATTCCATGAAGAGGGATTCAAGGCTTATTTGGCCAAAGATGTCCGAATAATTCATACACAGATTGCCGGGACGTTTCCCGGAAAAGACGGGAAGCCGATTCATTGCTATCTGAACGATTTGAACAATGGGATTTATCCAGATGGATTTATTCCGGAAGTGGAGTTGATCAAATGAAACTGAAGCTTGTAAAACCGTACCAGATGCTTGCAGTTGGCGACATGATGGATGTTCCAACACCTGTCGCCGAACTGTTGATACAACGGAAAATTGCGGAGCCTGAAAAATGTACTGGAAAGTCACAACGTCGCCGACGACAGAGCCGATCAGCCTAGCAGAAGCGAAGCTGCATCTCAGAGTTGACCACTCTACGGATGATGATCTGATTACTGATCTGATTAAGGTTGCACGGGAATGGTGTGAAGCCTATGAAGGTAGAGCATACATGACGCAGACAATCACCGCGTACATGGATCGATTTTGCGGCGATGTTATCGCATTGCCTCATCCACCGCTTCTCGATGTGTCAAGCGTCAAGTATCAGGACGTTGGAGACACACAACAGACCCTCAGCACGAGCATATACAATGTTGATACAACGGCTGAACCTGGTCGAATTATTTTAGCCTATAGCAAGACATGGCCAACGACGCTCCCGGAAGAAAACGCTATCGAAATCGTCTACACTGCCGGATATAATGAGACGGCAGATAACACAGACGATGTCCCTTCAAGGGTGAAATCTGCAATTAAGCTTATCGTTGGGCATCTCTACGAAAACCGCGAAAATTCAATTGTCGGCGTTTCGGCTCAAAATATACCCATGGGAGCAAAATCATTATTGTTTGAAAGGGTGTTCTATGCGGGCCGGTAAGCTAAGACATCGTGTTAACCTTCAGAGCTATACAGAGTCACAGGATTCAACCGGACATCCATCGGAGTCATGGACTACGTTCACAACGGTATGGGCTGATATAGAGCCTTTACGTGGAACCGAATCAATGGAGGCTCAAAAGCTTACTGGATCGCAGCAATACAAAATAACGATCAGATACGATTCGACTATTAATATCATGTCAAGGATCGTTGATGGATCAGATATCTATGAGATTAATGCAATCTCTGATTATCGTGAAATACATAGGTTTTTAGAATTAACGTGCACAAGGAGTCTTGAAAATGGCTAATATAGGTCATGGATCTTCAATTAAATATGGATCAACTGCTGCCACGAGTTCAACGGCAATTGCTAATATTCTCAGCATTTCAGGCCCGAACCAGACGAGGGCGGCTGTTGATATAACCGCAATGGATTCAGCAAGTGGTGCGATGGAGTTTATTGCCGGTCTCGCTGACCCCGGAGAAACAAGCTTCGACTTGTTGTTTGAGGGGACTAGCGGTGGTCAGTATACCACGCTGAATGCACTTTATCAGGGCGGGTCAACAAACCATTTCCATATTTCGTTCGCTGATGGAGCAAACTGGTATTGTAAAGGCGTCCTGACGTCTCTCGGACATACCATCCCGCTTGATGACAAAATGACGGCAAGCATAACCATAAAGCACTCTGGTGCTCCAACTGTCTCTGCTGGAACATAATAACTGAAAGGCGAAGGTATGAATAAAGAACAACTGATGTCAATTGATGAGACGGAAAGCGTTGATATTCCCGAATGGAAAGACTCTGTCCGCCTGAAACCGCTAAATGCCAAAGAGGCCTTGGACTTCATTGATTTCTGTGAGTCTGAACCAGACGGGCTGACACAGCAATTCAGGCTGTGTGTTTTGACTATGGTTGATGACGATGGAAACCAGATATTCCAGGATGACGATGAAGGCATTGACTTCCTTCGGAACCGAAGCGGCAAGGCGGTGAATCGAATTGTAGAGGCCGCACTGAGGATCAATGGGCTCGATAAGGATCTGGAAAAAAACTGATCCTTAGCCAGAGGCGGCAATTCTGTTTTAGGCTGGCTCTGGCCCTCGGAATGACTGTCGAAGACCTTTTGAAAAAGATGTCTTCAAAAGAGTTTGCTGAATGGCTGATCTATTATAAATGGAATTTATTTCCTGAGGACATGGAAAATGTCAGGCATTGCATTACTTGTGATCTTATCGCCAAAAGCCTTGGAAATAAAAATTCCACACCTTCAGCATATATGCCGAAGGTCGGATTTCCGAGGATTCAGACGGTAGAAGAGATGAAGTCAGTTTTGATAGGCAAAAAATGATTGATATGAAACTAGAAGGTGTCAATGACGTTGAGAAGTACCTTACTTCTGTCGAAAGGAAAACGGCCAGATCTATTGTGCGAAAGGCGGCAACAAAGGGTGTGAACGTCTTCAAGAAACAGATCAGGTCTAACGCGATTACAATGGTCGGCGGACAGATGGGTGCCTTGATTTCTAAAAATGTCGCAACGGGAACGTTGCGATCCAGAGGCAGATATACAGGCCATGGCCGGTGGATTGGGATGCGTCCGAAAGTACGTGAATTCGAGCACATCGCAAAAGGTAAATCTATTTACAAGGGCAAGCGAACGTACATCCCGTCTGCGATTGAATACGGACATATTTCGTCGTGGTTCGGTCATTATACTGGCGGGGTTACGCGACCTATTCCGTTTATGAGGCGTGCATTTGAATCGTATAAAAAGAAGGCTGTTCAGGAATTCACAAGAAAACTCAAAGAGCAGATTGAGATGATATAATGGCAACGGTCAGTAGTTTAAAAATTAATCTGATTGCTCAGACGGCGGCATTCTCGCGTGGAATTGATACGGCGAGGAAAAAGGTTAAGTCGTTTGCAAAAGCGACAAAAGGCCTTTCTCATGCTCTGAAGTCGAGCTTCAAGGCATTGAGCCTTTACGGTTCAATCGCTACCGGTGTCGCCGTTGGCGGTCTGGCTGCCTTAACGAAAAGCAGCCTGAAGACAATTGATGCCACATCAAAGCTTTCAGATCAAATCGGGATATCGACGGAGAATCTTATTGGTCTTCAGCACGCCGCAAGCCTTTCCGGCGTCGAAAATATATCGAAGACGATGACTGATTTTACAAAAAGGATCGGCGAATTCAAACAGGGTATCGGGGAAGGTAAGGTTGCCTTTGAATTGCTTGGGATAACTGTCGAGGAATTGTCCAGCCTGTCAACGTATGACGCCCTTCTTCGTGTTGCAGACGGCCTGATGACTGTGTCAAACGAAGCCGATAAGGTCAATCTGGCTCAAAAGATTTTTGGAGAGTCAGGAACTGGAATGCTGACACTTCTGGCGAATGGTTCTGCCGGGCTCATTGATATGCAAAGGGAGGCTAGAGAACTCGGGATCACATTTACGAGGGATGCCGGGGCACGAGTTGAGTCTTTCAACGATTCCGTGGAACGCCTCAAAGAATCGTTTGTCGGACTCGGAAACACTCTAGCAGTAAATCTTGCCCCAAAACTTGAGGGTGTCGTAAACAATATAAAGTCATTTGTTATCGAGAACCGCGAGAAGATGGTTGATTTTATTGAACGACTTGTGGATGGGTTTGGATCACTTGTCGAATACGCAAAGGCTTTCGTTGGCGTAGTAAAGGAACGTGGATGGCAGGAAGGATTCCGATTTCTTGGAATAGACATGGTAAAGGCATTCAAGGTCGCTTTTGACTACATAAAACCAATCGCTGTGGACATAGGCAGGCTTATAGCCACTGGATTCAAAGAAGGTCTTAAAGCCAGCACTGATGTATCAACCGGTGCATCGATCAAGGGAGGTC